GTGTATACTTTGTGCTGTCGGGCATTGTGTGGTTTACACAAAACAACACATAATTCTTCTACATATTTATGCCTACACAATGCTTGATATATCAGGGGTTTAGAGGTAATATGTGACTACCAAAATTAAAGGAGGTCATACATATGACAGTAAAGTACAACGTACCTGGTAGTAAAAGAAAAGAGCTTGCACAGACGATTGCAAATTGGATAGGTTGCGAAGTTAAATACAAAGGAGCACCGACTTTTGCCTATGAGGTAGATTATTTCACCATAGACAAGAACGGTGCTCTTTCATTTGACGACAGAGCAGACAGCGAGGTTATTGAAAGATTGCTTGAAATGCTGTACGATAACGGCTTTGAGGCAGAGTCATTGCCGGAGGCAGATAATACCGAAGTGGCAACAGAACCAAAAAGCAACGGTGTAGGTTTGATTATAACCATACCTTACTCAAAGGTTGGTGCAGGTAACTTATTACGATTGCTTGATGTTAAGGGAGCACTTATAAAAAAGGCACTTGAAATTGATAACCTGGAAATGGAATTCAGCGATGACAGTGTTACCTTCCTTTGGTTTGAAAACAAGGAACTTACACCCGAGGAGATAAAAGCATACACGGAATTTGTTTCTTTCCTTTGCCAAATGACAGCAAAGCAACAGAGGGTTACCTCAAGCGAAAAAACCGTGGAAAACGAAAAATACGCATTCAGATGCTTTCTTTTAAGGCTTGGCTTTATAGGAAATGAGTATAAACAGAGCAGAAAAATTCTACTTCGCAACCTGAACGGAAGTTCCGCATTCAAAAGCGGTAGTAAAAATGAAACGGAGGCAAGTGAAAATGCGTGACCCATTCTTTGAAAAAACAAACTGTGACCGCTGCCACGGTCTCTTGGGTTCGGTACGGCAACAGTCAATGTTTAACGAGGACTGCCTTTGTATGAAGTGTAAGGATGAGGAAAGAAAGCATCCGAAATACAGGGATGCGGTGGATGCTGACCATGCTGAAATACGCCGTGGTAATTACAATTTCAAAGGCATAGGATACCCCGGAAAATAGAGTGTAATATACACAATTTATGTACAGTTTTATTGTGTAGTAATCGTATTGATATATGTGCTTTTCAGAGTTAATATGTGTACTACCAAAAGGAAATACACACTTTGAAAAGGAGACAAAATACAATGTTTAACACAAAATTCGGAATTGAAATTGAGTTCACAGGAATTACAAGAAAAGAGGCAGCGGAGGTTGCAGCCGAACACCTTGGAGGCAGGGTTGAATTCACAGGTACATATTACAACACCTACACGGTTGTAACACCTGACGGTCGCAAATGGAAGTTCATGAGTGATGGAAGTATACGATGCCAAAAGAAAGAAAACCGCAGAAAGATTTTAGCGGACAGCAGTTACAGCGTAGAACTTGTAAGCCCCATTCTTACATACAGAGAGGACATTGAAAAACTGCAGGAGCTTGTAAGACAGCTAAGACACAAAGGAGCATTTGCAAACAGCTCCTGCGGAATACACATACACCTTGACGGTTCAAACCACGATGCAAGGAGCATCAGAAACTTCATAAACATCATTGCATCAAAGAACGACCTTTTCTACAAGGCACTTCAAATTAATCCGGACAGAGCAAGGTTCTGCAAGAAGATGGACAACCACCTGGTGGAAACCATGAACCGCAGAAGACCGAAGAACCTAAAAAAGATTGAGGACATTTGGTATGCAGGCTACGGCGATTCAAGACACACACATTACCACAGCAGCCGTTACCACTTCCTAAACCTACACAGCTTTTTTACAGGAAACCATACGGTTGAGCTTAGAGGTTTTAACAGCGAACTTCATGCAGGGAAGATAAGAAGCTACATTGTTCTTGCCCTTGCCCTTAACAACCAAGCACTTACACAAAAGAGTGCCTCCTCCAAAAAGCCACAGGTTGAAAATGAAAAATTCGCAATGCGAACATACCTGAACCGCATAGGCTTTATAGGGGACGAATTCAAAAACTGCAGGGAACACTTAACAGCAAACTTAAGCGGTTCGGCTGCATGGAGATTCGGTAACTAAAACCGAACCCAAACCTACTCGGACGGTTATGCCGTCCTTAAGGTGGTAGAAGGGTTCTTACCCTCAAAAACAAAAGGAGGAATTTTCTATGAAAACAAAAATTTATCTTGCTTACGGTTCGAATTTGAACCTGCAACAAATGAGTCGACGTTGCCCTTATGCATCGGTTCTTGGTACAACCACACTTGAAGGCTACGAGCTTTTATTCCGAGGCTACCATGAATCGGCGGTTGCAACGGTTGAACCTAAGGAGGGGTCAAGTGTTCCTGTACTGCTTTGGAAAACTACTGATTTTGATGAACTTTGCCTTGACCGATATGAGGGTTTTCCTCACCTTTACAGAAAGGAAAACATAAAGGTTGAGTTTGAAGGCAAAGAGGTGGAGGCTTACATTTACATCATGAATGACGGCAGACCCATAAACTCACCAAGCTGTAGTTATTACACCACCATTCGTGAGGGATACATTGACTGCGGTTTTGATATAAACTTTCTGAAAGAATCGGCATTAAAGTGTAAAAAATTCAAACTGTAAAATTCGAATAATATACACAGTTTCAAAGGCTCCTATTTGTGTAGTATATACCTTGATATATAGTGTGTTTAGAGGTAATATGTCACTACCGAAAGGGACAAGAACACATTTTTAGGAGGATTCTGAAATGAAAAAAATTGAAGCATTTGAAAAGGCAATTGAAAACAAGGTTCCAAACCTTAGAGAGGCAGGCATCAACCCCACATTGTTTTGGGCATACCGAAACCTTGAAGATACAGGGAACGATAAAATCGACTTCAACGAGGTCATTTGGGAACACGAAATTGAGGACATTGCAAACTGCCTAAAAGAAAACGGCATTACAGAGTTCACAATTTCAAGCACATTCTCAAGCCTCATTGAAACCCTTGCAGAATTCCAAAAACACGGCTTTCAGATGGCAGGGCTTACAGAAGTGAACGCAAGATATACAGAGGTTGGTTCAAACGAAAAGAAACGCATTCCTGCAATCAGAATGTTGAGTATATAAGGAGGGCACGGAAATGAGGGAATTCACTACCATTGAAAAGCTTGCTCTTGCTGCATCTCCAAGCTACGATGCAATCGTTAGGTACAAAGGTTTTGTGTGCCTTGCAACTATTAACTACAAAGGTACATACGATGCACAGGTTTATGAATATATTGATGAACCTGAAACAGAGTTTGCTGAAATTGAATGTCGTTTGAGTTTGCAGTCAAAAGCAAAGCAGACCTTTAAAGATAGTGGAGAGGCAATCAAATGGTGCTTTGAAACAATAGAAAAATAAACAAAATACTGAACGGAGCCTGTTGGCTCTGTTCCTCGTTACAGAAAAGACCTGCACAGGTCTTATTTTTATGCCCAAAGGAGGTGGTTGAAGTGAGGAAACTGAAAAGGTACAAGCCTACAAGGTTTATGGCAAAGGACTCGTACTACGATAAAAATTCGGCAGATTATGCTGTGAGCTTTATTGAGTGCCTTAGCCATACAAAGGGAACATGGGCAGGTAAACCCTTTGAACTTATAGATTGGCAAGAGCAAATAATACGGGATATATTCGGAACGCTAAAGCCAAACGGATATCGGCAATTTAACACCGCCTACATTGAAATACCAAAGAAGATGGGCAAATCCGAGCTTGCTGCTGCGGTTGCCCTTTTGTTATGTTGTGGTGACGGTGAGGAACGTGCAGAGGTTTACGGCTGTGCTGCCGACAGACAGCAGGCATCAATTGTATTTGAAGTAGCAGCCGATATGGTAAAGATGTGTCCTGCACTTGCAAAGAGGGTAAAAATACTATCATCACAGAAAAGAATTGTGTATATACCTACAAATAGCTTTTACCAGGTACTTTCTGCAGAGGCGTATTCCAAGCACGGCTTTAATATACATGGTGTTGTTTTTGATGAGTTGCATACCCAACCGAACAGAAAGCTGTTTGATGTAATGACAAAGGGCTCCGGTGATGCGAGAATGCAACCACTGTATTTCCTTATAACCACCGCCGGAACCGATACACATTCCATATGCTATGAAACACACCAAAAGGCAAAGGATATAATTGAGGGTAGAAAAATAGACCCTACGTTTTATCCCGTTATATACGGTGCTGATGAAGCTGATGATTGGACTGATCCGATGGTGTGGAAGAAAGCAAATCCATCTCTTGGTGTTACCGTAGGTATAGATAAAGTTCATGCAGCTTGTGAATCTGCAAAGCAGAATCCTGCAGAGGAGAATGCATTCAGACAGCTAAGACTTAACCAGTGGGTTAAACAGTCAGTACGATGGATGCCTATGGAAAAATGGGACAACTGTGATTTTAGCGTAGATGAAGAAGAACTGTACGGCAGAGTATGTTATGGAGGTCTTGACCTTTCATCCTCAACTGATATAACGGCATTTGTACTTGTTTTTCCTCCAAGGGATGAAAGTGAAAAATATGTAGTGTTACCATATTTTTGGATTCCAGAAGAAAATATCGACCTCCGAGTCCGGCGAGACCATGTTCCCTATGACCTGTGGGAAAGACAGGGTGTGTTAAAATCTACGGAGGGTAATGTAATTCATTATGGTTACATAGAGAGGTTTATAGAATCCCTTGGAGAAAAATTTAATATCCGAGAGATTGCATTTGACCGTTGGGGAGCTGTGCAGATGGTTCAGAACCTTGAAGGTATGGGATTTACTGTTGTTCCTTTCGGTCAGGGTTTTAAGGATATGTCACCGCCTACAAAGGAACTTATGAAGCTTGTTTTGGAACAGAGAATTGCCCACGGCGGACATCCTGTACTGCGTTGGATGATGGATAACATATACATCCGAACAGACCCGGCAGGAAATATAAAGCCTGATAAGGAAAAATCAACAGAAAAGATTGACGGTGCTGTTGCAACTATTATGGCTCTTGACCGTGCAATCCGTTGTGGCAATGATACAACAGAGAGTGTGTATGATGAAAGAGGGCTGCTGTTTATTTAGTTATATGAATAATCACTTTAGAATGATGTATAATACTGTTTAAATAGAAATATGCAAAAGTTGCGTAAAATATTTTGAAAAAATACGCAAAAATTGCGTATTGCTATTGCGTATTTCATTTTTGTGTGGTATAATCGTTATCGAGGTGATGGATTTTGACACTTAAAGAGCTGCGTAAAAAACATAAATTGACACAAGTTGAATGTGCGAAATATCTTGGAATACCTGTTCGCACTTATCAAAACTATGAAACCGATGAAACAAAGGTTGATTCTATAAAGTATGCATATATGTTTCAAAAGTTACAGGAATATGGCTTTATTGATGAAACACATGGCATTTTATCGGTTGAGCAGATTACGGATATATGTAATAACATATTTAATAGTCTGGAGGTAGAGTATTGTTATCTTTTCGGTTCCTATGCGAAAGGCAATGCTACTGAAACAAGTGATGTTGACCTTTTGATATCAACACCTATATCGGGAATGGGATTCTATGATTTGGTTGAAACCATCCGCGAAGGATTAAAAAAGAATGTTGATGTATTAAACAAAGAACAACTTAATGAAAACCCGAATTTGATAAATGAGATACTTAAGGATGGTGTAAAGATATATGGATAACAAAAAAGATAACAAATACTATGTAAATAAAATTATTACCGACTTGAATTTTATTCTTGAGCATACTGAAGGTTTGACAAAAGAAGATCTTGAAAATAATGAAGTACTTTTAGATTCCGTTATGTTCAGGCTTATACAGGTTTCGGAAAATTCAGATAAGTTAACCGATGAATTTAAGGATAATTGCAAATCCATTCCGTGGAGGGCTGTTAAAGGTATGAGAAACCGCATTGTTCATGAATATGGTAATGTTGATTTAGGTGTGGTATATGATACTCTTAAAAATGACATTCCCGGTCTTGTAAATGAACTCAAGAATATAGAATTCTAATATAAATATAAAATTGATTTTAAGCATCTATCAAATGATAGGTGCTTTTCTTATGCCCATTTTTAAGGAAGGTGATGTTTGTGGGTATTTTAAAAAGCATATTCCGTTCAAGAGATAAACCGCAAAACAGAACGGTAGGAAGTAGTTATGCTTTCTTTATGGGTGGTTCCACATCCGGCAAGCCTGTAAATGAAAGGTCGGCAATGCAGATGACTGCAGTGTATTCCTGTGTAAGAATACTGGCTGAAGCGATTGCAGGACTGCCGTTGCATGTATACAAATACACGGAAACAGGTGGTAAGGAAAAAGCACCTGACCATCCGCTGTATTTACTGTTGCATGATGAACCGAACCCTGAAATGAGTTCTTTTGTTTTCAGAGAAACCCTTATGACACATCTGCTTTTATGGGGTAATGCATATGCACAGATTATTCGAAACGGCAAGGGTGAGGTTGTTGCTCTTTATCCTTTGATGCCAAACAAAATGACCGTAGACAGAGATGCAGACGGCAAGATTTACTACACTTACCTTCGTGCAACAGAAGAAGCTCATACAATGGAAGGTGCATCAGTAAGGTTAGAGTCTTGTGATGTATTGCATATTCCGGGACTTGGTTTTGATGGTCTTGTAGGTTATTCACCAATTGCTATGGCAAAGAATGC